TGCCGCCGTAGCTGTTGTTCAAGTCGCCAGTGATTCCAGCAAGCTCTGCATAGACAGAAACCTTGTCAGAAGCAGCAAGAGATCCGCCCAGCTTTCCTGAAAATTCCATTTCGGAATCCAGCCCATCCACTGAAACGAAAGCAGGACCGCCCTGGATATAAACGCTGTAAGGGCCTTCACTGTGCTCAAATCCTAGGGCCACGTCAGTAACATTTCCCGAGTAGTCAGAACCGACCCAGCCAGCATTGGCTTCAACATTTACATAGGGGCCAGCAACAGCAGCAGAGGCTCCAAAAGCAAGAGCAGCCGCGGCGCAAGAAATAGATTTGATCATGAAACTAAGCAAAACCACTTAAAGCTTACTTGCCTTGGCCCCTAGATAGCTTCCTTCCATGTGACTGTTTGGAATGCTTCCCATTACCTTGACGGGTTTTCTTTGGCTTTCCTTTTACAAAATCAACCTCAGATGCGCCGCTTGGTTTAGCCATCAATGCTCATCGTGTTGAAATGTTTTTTCATTAGCCCTGTATAAAGACCATGCATTGGATGGTCCTTATCGTTGCGGCCTTCGTATTTATACAAAGCCTCAATCCAAGCTTGTCTGTTTCGCATCGCTGGAACGTCTTCCGCTCCAGGCTTGCCAGGGATCATTGGATCAGGTCGGTTCATCTTCACGAGGATTGATTGCTAAAAAACAAAAGCCGATCAGGTATAGGAACCCGAGACCGGCTAAGGCTGTGATGGCCATGTGATGTTATGCGGGAAGTCGTCGCCAGACGTTATGTCACGCAAAGCTTGACGATAGGTTTTCCAAGCAGTTTTCTGACTGGTTGTCAAAGGACTGTCTGTCAAAACGGTCCAGTCACATCCAGCAAGCTTTTCGTTTCGCTCTTGACGAGCATCATTTGATTTAGCAGTGGTTCGTTCCGCAATTTGGTCAGTTGTTGCGTTGCTTTCAATCCATTGTTCTTCCCACGTCCCAGAATTGTTACGCGCTGAACGCTCATAGCTTTTGGTGTAGTCGTCAGCAGGAGGATCAACCTGCGTCACAGGAGCACAGCCAAATGTTGCTGCTGTTTCGTTTGAAATCGCTCGGGGAAAGCTTATAGCTGGATTGTCACGCCGCAAATCTGTAAGCGTGTACGGGTACCGCTCTAGATTGCCGTCATTGTCAAGCTTGGCGTAGAACATCAGGGTGCCTCCATTTCGGTGATTTGGTCTGCAATTACATCACGGATAATAATTGTTTTGAGCTGTTCGGTTTTATGAGCTTCCAGCATATCAACCAAGCCATCACGAAATTTAATCATGGCGGGGTTGTCTGCGTACTCAACGTCTATCTTTTCAATAGCGCGAGTGTAGTTATCAATGTTAATCTGATACTCTAAAACTTCATTGTCGCGACCTGCAAGAGCTGATTGAAGCGTTTCAAGTTTGTTCATGACAAGATAATACAATTAAGTAGGACTAAAAACAACCCCATTGCCGGTGCCTGTCGGTGTGGTGCTTGGGTCTGAATACCTTGCGCCAAAGCCTGAATCAGACCAAGCATATACCGAAACATATTTTTCAACGGAGCCACTTCTCGCATGGGCTACAGCTACAGCTGTGCTGTCAGGACTCATTGCAACTCCATAGGCAGCATCTGGTGGCAATACAGAAGGTTGCGAAAACTTCGTACCAGCGCCTGAGGATGAAGACCAAGGCCAGATATTAATATGGGGATCAGAGTCAGATCCTTGAAGCAGATAGTTTCCATCGGGGCTAAATCTACAAGCCCAGCCAGCACCTGTTCCGCTAGAAGGATCTGTATACTTAGTTCCAAATCCCGACGCAGACCAAGCCCAGACCCTAACAAAAGGAGTAAAAAAACTTGCTGAGGCTAAGGCGTCTCCGTCAGGGTGGAATGAAACACCATATGAATGGAGATTAGGCAACGTAGAAGGATTTGAATACTTTGTGCCAAAACCTGATCCAGACCAAGGATAGGCAGTAATGTAGGGAGAACTATTGTGACCTACCGCTACAGCGTTCCCAGCAGGGCTAAAATCAATGTCGCGAGATATTTCTGAAGGTAAAGTAGAAGGATTTGAATACTTAGTTCCGAATCCTGAAGAAGACCAAGGATAGGCACTAACGTAAGGGCTGTTATTGTGCGCTATACCTATAGCTGACCCGTCAGGAGCAAATTTAACTCCAAAGGCAGTATTCGGTAATGAACTTGAAGGATTTGAAAATTTTGAACCAAATCCTGAAGCATTAGACCAATTGTAAACTGAAATGCGAGCGCCAGCATTATGCGCTATAGCTAAATACGCTTTATCAGCACTAAAAGCAGCTTTATAGCCAGTGCCACTTACACTAGAGCTAGGGTCTGAATACTTAGTGCCAAAACCATCGGCAGACCATGGATAAACACTAACGTAAGGAGAATTGTTATGAGTTACGGCTAAAGCGCCGCTATAAGCGCCACCTCCAACCGTACCTGAAGCTGCTTGAATTAATTGCTTACCTAGCATCAGGCTGCGCTCCCTACATATGCTCCGTAAAGCGTAGTCGAGACCTTCCACAACACCAACACATCGTTTGCCGTCAGCGTTGGTGCAGCGTTCCCGCTACCTGTGACCCAAGTGATCGTTGGCCATGTCACCGTGTAACTTGCACCAGCTAGCAAGTGCAAGACAACCGCTTGACCTGTCTCAAGCGACTCCGTAAACGTAGTGTTCGCTCCAACCGTTTTGGTTTGGATCGATCCGTTTGCTGGATCAATTGCCGTACCAGACAATGTTGAGACTGTTTCTTTAATCTCCGCCAGCGTCGTCTGACCTGTAACCCCAAGCGTTCCAGGAAGAGCGAGACTGTTTGTCCACTCAACGCCAGACCCTCCTGAATCAGTCTGTAAAACCTGATAAGCAGCGCCATCAGCAAGCTTGCTAACTGCAATCTCTGCACTTCCGCTGATGTCAGCGTTGACGACAACGCCTGACCCGATTGCTGTAACACCAGCATTGTTAATGGTGATGTCACCAGACATTGCAACGCTTGTTGCGACGTTGCTGCCGTTACCAACAACAATGTTGCCACCCGTCAAAGCAGCAAGTTTTGTATAGGCAATGCTCCCGCCAAGCATCGCATTCGTAACCGTTCCAGTGTCCCCAGTCGTGACAACATTGCCTGAGACATTTGGAAAAACAATCGCCCGATCAGCCGTTGGGTCGGTTACGGATAATGTCGTCTCAAAGTCGTTCGGTGAAGCGCCTTCAAGAATCAGCGTGCCACCAGTGCTGATCGTGACGTGGCCTGTGAACGTTGGGCTAGCTGCCCCAAGCTTTTCAGTAT